TGGACGCAATTGATGAGGTTGAAAAAGACATCCCTAAAGAAGATGGAGATGATGAATGAAATATGCAAAAGTATTAGAGGTTTATCTTAACGATGATGCAGACTTTGGACCATACTCTATACAGGCTTTATTAAAGCAATCAAGTAAAAGTCAAAGAATTGTAGCAAAACCATTAAACATAAACTCTAAGAACATCCCAGTTGTTGGAGAATATGTATGTATACAAAAAGCACCATCGGATAAGTTATCTCCAATTGGGTCTGGTCAAAGTGTGTTTTATTATTCCGACCCGATATCATTGCAGGGTAATGTTAATAATAACATATTAGAGAATGCCGCAAAACTCGAAGGTAATGTCGTTGGTGGTGATTACGAGAGTACTTCATTAGGTATACCTAACCCATCTACACCATCTAACTCTGATAAAAAAAACAAAGAGTTTACCGAAGTATCCAATTTATCACAACTACAACCATATGCAGGTGATATTATATACGAAGGTAGATTTGGGCAATCTATTAGATTTGGATACACACCAACTCGTGCTGAATCCAATATATCACCATCTTGGAAATCAACTGACCCTAAGTCACCAATCACTATAATTAGAAATGGTGCTGGTGAATCACGTGGGTACAATAAATTTGTGATAGAAGATATCAATAAAGATGACTCATCAATTTGGTTAGGGTCTAAGCAAACTATCGGATTAACTCCATCCAACTCATTTACACTTGGAGTAACACCTACTAACTTATATAAGAATCCACAAATCGTATTGAACTCTGACCGAATAGTATTGAACTCAAAGTCAGATTCGGTTTTAATTAGTGGTGATAAGTCGGTAAATGTATCAACTCCAAATTGGAAAGCAGATATGGATGTGATATTTAGTCAGTTAGAAGAACTTAAAAACCAAGTTCTTGCTATTAATAATGCACTAATACCACTTGGTGCTGGGTTAAGTGGTATACCACTCACAGCTCCACTTGGTGCCCCACTTAGTCAAGCAACATCTCAAGTTGCAACTAAGTTAATACAAATAACAACTCAGTTACAACTAATGAAACAATAATTATACTTAGATAATATTTATAACTATGGATACAAAGAAACTAATCAAAGCAATTCAACTCATTATTAAAGAAGAGGTTAGGAAGGAAGTGGCTAAAGAAAAGAAAGCACTTCGTAAATCTCTTATGAACGAAATGAAAAAATCTCAACCACAAGTAGTGGAAAGAGACCCATTAGATATTGAGCACGTTTTTGAACAAAGAACCCATCAACCAAATCAACCTGCTAAATCATTTACTAACAATTCTATGTTGAATGAAATGTTAAATGAAACCGCACAAGGTGGTGAGTGGAAAAGTATCAACGGACCTGGTGGTGTGTTTAATGCATCACAAGCACAAGGTTGGGGTGGTGGAATCAATACACAACAATCAACATTCCAAACAGCAGAAGGTCGTGCAGTATCTACTGAGCAACTACAACAAACTGAAGCAGGTCAAGCAGTGGTAAATGCATTAACACGTGACTATTCTAAGTTGATGAAACATATGAATGATAAGAAGGGTAAATAATGCCAATTCGTAAAGAGTATAAGAGAAATCCGTTAGACCTTAAACCAAACAAGGCTATTGGTGTAAAGTTACCATTGGGTGGTGACCCTATATTTCAATTGTCTTATACTACTGAAGACCAAGCATTATCCAATCTCAAAAACTTATTATTGACTCGTAAAGGTGAGAGACCATTTCAACCATTATTCGGTTCGGACATTTTCTCATTACTATTTGAGCAAATATCAGAAAATCTAAATACGGAGTTAGAAGACTCAATCAGAGATGATATTAGATTTTGGTTACCTTACATTATAGTAGATGATGTGAGTGTTGATACTGAAGAAGATAATAACAAAGTATCAATCACATTGAGAGTTAGAGTTACCGAGAATGGTGCAAATACACAAATAACAATACTCGTTACCGAACAAGGTAATGTTTCTATTGTCTGAGGATAGAAGATGGCAGATAAAGTAAAAAAAGATGTAAACTTAGTTGGTAGGGATTTCGGTGATATTCGTAAGAACCTAATTGACTTTACTAAAAACTATTTCCCAAATACCTACAATGACTTTAACGAGTCATCGCCGGGTATGATGTTTGTGGAAATGGCTTCATACGTAGGTGATGTATTATCATACTACACCGATGTTCAGTTAAGAGAATCTATCTTAGAAGAAGCACAAGAAACATCAAATGTATTTACGATAGCACAATCATTTGGATATAAACCAAAGTTATATGTTCCTGCTACAACCACATTAACAGTCTATCAATTAGTTCCTGCTCAAGGAAGTGGTGATAATGTAAAACCAAACTTTGACTACGCACTTACTTTAAAAGAGGGTATGATAGCTGGGTCATCAACAAACTCAGATGTTGAATTCACAACAATCAATAAAGTTAGATTTGGATTCTCATCATCATTTGACCCCACGGAAGTTTCAGTTTATCAAATTGATGAGACTACTGATGAGCCGGTATACTATCTACTTAAAAAATATGTAAAAGCCGTTAGTGGTAAAGAGAAAGAAACGACCTTTGATTTCGAATCACCAAAACCATATGACAAGATAAAGTTAACTGACGATGATGGTTTGATTGATGTTATACAAATCATAGATGATGATGGTGATGAATGGACAAAGGTAGAGTATCTTGCTCAAGACACTGTATTTGAAGAATTGCCAAATACAACTGATTACTCAATTGCTATGTCGGGTTATGCTAATGAGACTCCTGCTTTACTCAAACTAAAAAGAGTTCCTAAAAGATACATAACTCGTATTACTGATGAGGGTGAGATTGATATTCAATTTGGTGCAGGTGTATCATCAAATGCTGATGAAGAGATTCTACCAAATCCAGACAATGTTGGTTCAGCATTATATCCAGCAAGTGGTGACTTGGACCAAGGCATCGACCCATCTAACTTTATGTATGCCAAGACCTATGGAGTTGCTCCATCAAATACAACCTTGACTGTTAAGTATAGAGTTGGTAATGGTGTGGATGACAACGTACAATCATCAGACCTTACTGAATTGGTAGAACGTGTAATCGAAACTGACACATCAGCATTGGTAAGTGATGTTGTCAATGTTGTACAAAATTCAATAGCAGTCACCAACGAAGTAGCAGCAGGTGGTGGTGCATATGAAGAAGAGATTGAAGAAGTTCGTAATAATGCAGTAGCATATTTTAGAGCACAAAATAGAGCAGTGACTCGTGAAGACTATTTGTTGAGAGCATACGCATTACCACCACAATTTGGTTCGGTAGCAAAAGCATATGTTGCTCCAGACTTTCAAATCAACACTTTATTGGATGATGGGCCAGACCCAATTCCAAATCCATTGGCTATCAACTTCTACACATTAGGGTATGATTTTAATAAAAAATTAACTGAACTAAACCCAGCAACAAAACAAAACTTACAAAACTACTTATCGTATTATCGTATCTTAACTGATGCGGTGAATATTAAGAATGCATACATTGTAAACATTGGTGTTGAGTTTGAAATTATTGTTCTTCCAAATTATAACTCTAATGAAGTATTGCTTAAATGTATTGACGCTCTTAAAAAATACTTTAACATCGATAGGATGGGAATCAATAAGCCAATCGTTTTAACTGATGTTTATGTTTTATTAGACAAGGTGGATGGTGTACAGTCGGTAGTTAGGCCTGATAAAGATGGAGTAGGTGGTCTTCAAATTGTAAACAAATCTGGTGGTAATTACTCATCAAATAAATATGGAATTAAGAACGCGACTCGTGATGGGATTGTATACCCACCAAAAGACCCAACTTGTTTTGAGGTAAAATATCCTGATGTAGACATCAAGGGTAGAGTAGTATCATTATTTTAAGAGGTAGAGAATGATTTATAGAATATATCCAAATAAAGACGCAACCCTATATGAGGACACCCCTCGTAAAGTTCAAAACACGGGTAAGGATGAGATTCTCGAAATCGGTAAATTCTATGATACCGATAATACTACCTTGTTGGGTAACAGTAGAGCATTATTACACTTTGACCTAACATCAATCTCACAATCAATTGTATCGGGAGATATCGCATCACCTCAGTATAGGTTAAGATTAGAGAATATCGAGAATAGAGAAATCCAATCTAATTATAATCTATATGTGTACCCATTATACGAGGGGTTTACTGAAGGTATAGGTTCAGAAGCAGACACCCCACATAATACAACACACGTTTCTTGGGTAAGTAGAAGTTTATCAGATATGTGGAACACTTCAAATGCAACTGTTGATAGACCATTAAATCCTAATTTAATTCCATCACTTCAAGCTTATTATGATTTTAACGCAAGTATTGGTAATTTTGAATTAGTTGACCCAATCAAAGGTGTAACTGGTACGAGCCCAAAACTAATCGTATCAAATGCAAAGATGGTAATGTCATCTTCAGATTATAGTGGTGGTACAGCAAATTTATCCGCATCACTTGAATCGGGTTCAATATATAATATAGATTTTGATTTTAACCGAGGAACGTTGTCGGGTGTTGAGTTCAATGTAATAGACCCATCGGGATATGACTTGAATGATACAATTACTGGATTCCAAGAATCATTAGTAAGTACTGCAACTTACAATATGTCATTTACCGCAAGTCTAAGTGGTGTGTATAAATTACAATTTACATTCTTTGATAACAATGGAAGTAATGGTTCAAATGGGTCTATTGACAATTTCTATCTATATACAAAGGCTTCAGCAACAACACTTGTACTTGACCAGTTTTCATCAAACCTATCAACACTACCTACCACATATGTGATAAACGAGGGAATTGAAAATACCGATGGAATAACTGGGTCGGCAGTTATTGATGATTATAAATTATACTTAACATCATCAAACTATGGTGGAGCAACTTTAAATAGATTATACACCCTTCAATCGGCCGCAGGCTATACTGCAAGTTTTGATTTAAATTATGGTAATTATCCATTATACAATGGAACTGACACCGGCTCTATTGAATTTACAATTATGGCAGCCGATGGTAAACTTGTTGATGAAAACGATATTGCAGGATATTCAAAATATATAAGCGCAAGTAGTTCACCATCCGTAAAATTCCAAGCAAGACAAGATGGTGAGTATATGTTCCGTTGGTCTTTCTTCGGAAGTGGAAGCGGTCAATATTCCGCATCATTAGATAATGTGAGACTTGATTCATCAGACCACGATAATACCGGCTCAAGATACAACGACTTTAAATATGACGCAAATTGGATTACAAATGAGGGTGGTGGTGCTTGGTATACTGCATCATTTGGCTCTGGCAAATCATACTACCAGTCATTTACGAAATACACCAATAACCTTAATGTAGAGGTTACCGACTATATATCCGAGTGGTTAGATGGGACAAGAACAAACAATGGGTTTATCGTTAAGAAATCTAAGACTGATGAACAATCAACTACTAAGTTTGGTTCAATCAAGTTCTTCTCCTCAGACACAAACACAATCTACCCACCAGTTCTTGAAGTTCGTTGGGATGATACCACATTCGTTACCGGTTCATTAGAAGCACTTGATACTGATGATATGATTGTGTATGTGAAGAATCTTGGAACTGAATACAAAGAATCATCTAAAGGTAAGATTAGAGTTTATGGTAGAGAGAGATTCCCTACAAGAACATTCTCAACCACATCAAACTACACTTTGGTAAAATACTTACCAACTACCTCATATTACTCGGTAGTTGATGCCGAAACGGAGCAAGTAATTATTCCATTCGATACTAATTATACTAAAGTGAGTTGTGATTCTGAGGGTAACTATTTTAACTTCTGGTTTAATGGGTTACAACCTGAAAGATTCTATAAGTTTGTATTTAGAGTTGACCAAAACGGAACAACAAAATACTTTGATGATAACTTCTACTTTAAGGTGGTTAGATAATGGCTGAAAGAGAAATCAAAAGAAATGGTAGAGGTCAGATTATATCCTATGAAATTTTTGGTGCATTGGATTCGCAAGTTCAATCAGATTCATATGGTAAGTCTGTATTTAATACCACAGGTGAATTCGGTACTAAAGTAACTAAGTTTAATCAGTCATCTTTTAATGATACAATTGATATTTCTATTTCAGATGAATTAAGAAGACCATTAAGTGATACACCATTGAACATAGAGTTGGGTGAGATTGCATTGAACTTTATAGTAGACCAAAGTTAAGGAAGTCTTATATGTCATTAGATAGATTTGTAAATAAAGACCAAGTAAGTGGGTATACCCCAACCTTTGGTAAGACTATCGAGGAATCGATTAGTACCCAAGACCTCTTCTTATCTGAGAACGAGATTAAGGGTGATTTTGATTTAGTGAATGATTTGGACTTTACACCTAATCAAGAGTTACACATATATGCTGATAATAATCTGATTCAATCATCGTATAATAATTTTATACAATATACTCAAAAAAACTCAAGACCATCGGTATACACAATTCCTGAGTTGGATTTAAGAAACAACGGAATCCAGCAAGGTTCATATTCGATGGTTTATAACTTTCATCATAAGATTGTTTCTAATCTAAAGGTCGATGAGATATCAGCAGATAGAACCGAGATAAAATTAGTATATGCTGGTAGTGGTATAACCAACGGATTTATTCCGGCAATTCAATCGGTACTAAATGATACTGGTGTAAACGCATTTGATACTAATGGTGTAAAGAAAGATATTGTTCTAAACTTTAAAAACAACAACATTTATGATATTATAAATGCTGAGTTTGATGGTCTTAGAGTGGGTGTTATTACCGAAACATTATCATACCCAACTTCAATACAAGGGGGGCAGCCGACTACATTTGTACCATTCGATAGTAGATTTGAAGGTTCATTGGGTGGTTGGAGAACTATGGTTGAGGTTATTACACCGGCGATTGGCCAATCATCTAATAACTTTGGTAAATTAACTGGTCGATTTAGAAGGTATGCACTAAATCAAAATTCCGATGGGACTTTATCTTGGCAAGCAGGTCAAAACACATTTACAAATCAAGTGCCAGAAGACCTTAATACCGCAGAACCATCATTACAATCCGCAATAAATGGTACTAATGATGTATTCGCTGAATCACTAAGTCCAAGTGCTTTAAACCTAACCTATAAAAGATTTGACAATACTATAACACAAGTACAAAGTATAATTCTAAAATTAAACCGACCATTGGGTGATGATATTGATGTTAATAATTTAGTTGATGTTGACACACGTATTATGAAGTCTTGGATTGAAAAAATTATTGCATTTCCAAGTATTCAAAACGTAGATAGACCTGACTTCTCGCAACCAGACTTCTCATTGGATATGTCCGATTACAAAGGAGCTGATGGTGTTGATTGGCAAAATTGGAACTCTCTATTGGATGTTAACGCAACTACATCACAACAACTCATAAACAAATACTTTAGTGGGTCTCTTGGAAACGTAACCTTAAATATAGACTACTCAGACTTCCAAAACTTTGTACACTTCTCTTCAGCAACCGAGCGAGTTGATAACTTTAAATACAAAGTACAACAAATAGAAACCTATGACGCACGTATAAACACATTGGAACGTGTAAGTGGGTCAGACGCACTTACAAACATATCACAATCAATGGTTCGTAGAGATAGAATCATTGGTGGTCTCGATGATTTCGAAAAGTATCTATACTATGATACTGACGCAAATATATATACTCATTGGTCTTCTTCTAATTATACAATAGAACCATACCCAAAACAAAGTACGTATCCACACGTTCTAAGAAGTACAACTTCAAATGAAGGTGTGAATTGGTACAATGGTGTATACGCATCCGCCTCGTTATACGATGAGTTCAATGACGCACAACTTAGTAAAATGATTCCAATTCATCTTCAAACGGATGGTCGTAATTCCGAATATATTACATTTGTTGATATGATTGGTCAACACTTTGATATTCAATGGACATATATAAAGTCATTGACTGATATTAATCAACGTGAAGAACACCCAAAAGATGGTATGGCTGATGAACTTTTAAAATCAGTTGCCGAATCTTTAGGATGGAAGTTATCAAATGGTTATTCAGATGTATCACTTTGGAAATACGCTTTAGGTGTTGAGTCAGATGGAACATTAAATCAAACCGGAACATTAAAATCCAAATCAAGAGAAGATATTACAAGAGAAACCTGGAG